TCATGTCTGTATAAATATCCATCGACTCCACCAGCAACAGGATAACCAAGACTGTCAGATGACTCCCATGCAGATCGTTCAAGAGAACCTGTAGTCCAGTGTTTTTCACGATAACTATAGGTAACGTACCTAGTTGGGAATCCATCTCCCTCTTTTGGATAAAACCAAGTTATCTCTCCAAACTCTGCATTGTGACCACCAGCAATCAATCCTTCAACATCAGTATTGATGTCAGAGAAAACGTAATCTCCAACATCGCAAGCTAACTCCTGTATGTATCCTCCAGTGTAACTCCAGAATCTACCTCGACTCATCCATGCAACAAAATCTGCTGAACCTGCAACTGATTTCATTCCAAGACAACCTCCTCCTTCTGTCAATCTTTCGACCCCATACACAAAAGGAGGGCCGAGATAGTTGGTTTTCCAGACTGAATCTGTGAAGAAGAGAAGCACTCCATAGCGAGTCTTGAAACCTCCTATTATCTTTCCTTTTGTCTGTACGTCAATATCTCCTGCTGTGTTCGTTACAGATGGAGTAAAATCAGTTAATGATTCCTGTTGACCCCATGCAATGCGTCTTGCGTTTCCTCCTGCACCAATAACCATTATGTGTCTCTCTGGCGTGACCAGAACTCCGACATTATCAACTGGAACTCCTGTTGAACCTCCAAGAGATGATAGCAACACTGCTGGAGTTGCGACTTGAGTTGCATTTGTAAATGAAAGACCAGACGAATCAACATACCAGATTGAACCTTCTCCAGAATTAACTGCTACTAGATCATCACCAAAATTGTCCAGCGACCAAACTGGAACGTAATTGTCTCGCCACGCATCAGCGTCCGTTATATCTGGGTCAATCGCAGGGAATCTTGGTGTTCCGTAAACATCTCCTCCAGATGCAGTTCCACCTGAACCATCTAAGTTCCTGTCTCCTCCATACTCTAATGCTCCAAATCCAAGTCCAGCAATTAAGAAGTCTTTTTGATCCTTAAAATCAATATTACCAGATGGTATAGTTGCAGTTGCAGGAGTAATATCAAAAATTGGTGAATTAGTACCATAAGACTGCGATCCATCCCAAATTCTTAGAGACTGAACTGAACCTATTGCTAAATACCTTGCTCCAGTACCTAGTCTCCAAGAGTGGAGTCCTCTGATTGGATCAATACCTGAAAAGAAAGTTGGTGTGATGACTGCCGCAGTTCCGCTAGTTGAACCTGAGATTGTGATAGTGGGAGCAGAGGTATATCCGGAACCTGAGTTTGTGATTACTACTGTAGCAATAGCACCTCCTGAAACTGTATAGGTTCCTGCGAAAGATGATCCACCCCCGCCTGTGAATCCTAGCGTCCCGTTACCGCTATACCCTGTTCCTGCTGTTGTAATCGTCAGTGATTCTATTGCACCTTTCTTAGTAATCTGAGTGTCTGCAAGTCTTTGCCAACCTCCAATTGGTCGTAATCTACCTTCAGAGAAACGAACTAGATTCCCATCATACCATCTGTTTTTCGCTTCGTATTGAGTTGCATTGCGGAAAAATCCAGCAGGTATTTTAATTGGTAATAATGCCATCTTTTCTTATATTCCTAATATATTCGCATTGTGGATGTAGATACTTGTCCACAAATATCTCACCCTGCTCATTCGCTTGCTCAATCCATGTCTCATCGAGTTTCTGAGTAAGGTAAGAGCGATACTGTTCTTGTTGTTTCTGGCTCAGTCTCTCCTCTTTCATGTCTTGTATTTTATATTTTCAACTTTTTTATCTTCAAATTCTATATTCTGGAGTGGTCGATGACCTAATGGATTTTTTGTGACTAAATCGTTTTCAAGTGCAATGTATTTATCTATTAATTTATCTCCAGAGAAAATCTCAACTTCACACGCAAATCGTTTTGCAATGCCAAGTTTCATCAGACCTTCTTTGGTTCAGGGTTGATATTGCAAACCTTTATTAACCGCAGACCCATTTCTCTGGTTTCATTATCGCTTAATTTATTAATATGTGAATGTGGATGGGACATTCTCATTTCATCGATATAACAGTCACACATCTGTGCTACTAAAAATGGTGGAGTCTGCGGAGCTTTCAGTTGAAAATTCCTCACACAAAACGCCCACATTGAGCGCATCTCGGCTGCTGGGTAATCCCCATGAAACTGAGGAGTGATCTGCGGTGTTTTTTTGCAACCTGAAGTCAGGAATAAAATCGCAGACAAAGCCGCTATCAAGAGTAAGTTCAATTTCAACTTCACTATTATCTTCCATTACATTTTTTGGAATGATGGGGTGGTTCTTGTTCTACACATTGCCACTCCGAAACATTTCTTGGATATACATCCTTCCAGAAACCCAGTTCCCTTGTTGAATGAGAACATCCAGATATTATAATTGCTATTAGGATCAAGATTAACTTCCATATCATCAGTATGTCCAGACGGCTGGTAAAGAAAAGTCAACTCCACGATTGTCCAAATGTATGAAGCGTTTGGGTCTTGCCCCACGCAAGGCTAGTCCCAGACCTGTGAAACCTATGTCTTGGGCTTGTTTTATCAATTCCAGCGTTTTTGTTGTGTTCACATGACCCACCAAAATGTCTGCTGCTTTTCCGTATGTATGAATCCCAGCTTTCGATTTTTTATAGCTTGACACGTTAGCATCGTGCTTTTCACAACGCCTTGCGCTGGAAATACGAAAAGCAAATCCTGCTTCTTCTCTCAAGGCTTGGAGCATCTTCATAAAATCCCCATCCATGTCACTCTTGCCACAGCAAGAACAGGCCATCTCGTCCGTACTAAAATTTGGTGTAATAAGCATAGCTAGTCCTACGATAGTAATCTTACAAAATGTTCTTCGGAGTAAAATAGTACCTTTTCGGTGCTATTTAGTACGATTCTGCTCATAAATCTCCAAAATTTTATCGTCAAGTGTATTTTCACTTTTGGAGACAGCATAACGTAAAAGCTGAAAAATAATTTCCTCAATCATCTTCTGAGTGAAAAAGGAAGTTATAATTCCCTTAATTGTTGTTGTCAAAATTGGTACTAAAAATGGCATTATCTTCCTCCGTTATTTTTAACTAATAAGTGTCTGAATTGATCAAGAGCAGCAGTGTTTGCATCCATTGATTTACTCATATTATTCAATGCTTGATTACTGTGTTCTGCCAACAAGAAAATACGATCATCATTTTCAGCATCCTGCTTTTGGAATGATTCTCTCTCCTTTTGGCTCCAAATGTCCTTTTTAAAGATGTAATAAAAAGAGGCAGCACATACTACCGATGGGACACCAACAGTTTTCATTATTTCGATCCATTCTTCTATACTCATGTAGTATCCTTTTTTAATTGTTGTGTTATGTTGCTTGAAATATGGGAGTTGTAGTTCTAATTTTCAATGTTGAAGACGAAAGTTTCGACCTCAAGTTTTTTTAGTAGGTTTTTCTTCTTTTTTATCCATGTCCATTAATGCTTGCTTGTATCCTTCTGCTTGGTGTAGTTGTGCTTGCAGATTCGGAATCTGGTTTCTCAGGTCGGATATGATCTTATCAACTTCTTCAATGGTCATTTATTCCGATTCTCTTCTGCTCTGCTCATGGGTTACTCCTTTGGATTGTCTGCCTTCACTTTTGCTATTGCATCTTTCCATGTTGTTGTGCCGTTTACTGAATCCCAGTATTGCATATCTAGTTGATCGCCTATGCTTGGATATTGCCTGTCTCTTTGGTACTGGTTAGCATCGTATTCGGCTTGTAGACGAATTATCTCAACATTTATTTCCGCATCTGTTGGTTGCGTTGTTCCAGTATTACTCAAATCCCATTCATCAATACCATCATTATTAGATGTGAATGATATATTTGGAGTTAAAGAATATATGGCTTCTTTAAGGCCAATTTGTGTTATCATTTTTTTATCCTTATAATTATTTTATCCAGCAATTTCCATTAGTACAAAGTGGGGACTATAAACACCCAAATTAAGAGAATTGTTAATAGTTAAATAGAGGTTATAAGTAGGTGTTGTACTGTCGGGAGCCGAATCATAAGCCGATCCACTAAACGAATCCCTGACATACAAGTAAACCTTATATAAAAGACCATCACCTATTCTAGGCCCATCGGTTGTACTACTAAAACCTCCACCATTTATGTATATATTCATATGATCTGTCCAGCTATTGCTATTGTCGACTTCTTTTACAAGTGTGGCACTAAAAGTTACTAACACACCACTACTACTCTGTATTGGATTGTCAAATCCAAGTGCTGTACTAGGCCAATTTGATGAACTGGGATTATTGAGATTAGCGGGTAAATGAGTTTTCACCTGTATAACTTGACCAGTAGGAAACGCACCAACCACCCCACTTCTCATATCTGGGCTTACGCCAATTATTCCACTCATGGTTTTCTCCTAGCTCCAATCCTGTATAATGTAACTAACAGTAATGTCAATACTACCAGCCGAACCCGCATAAAATTTAAGAACATCTCCACCATAAAAAACAAACTTATCATTCCATACAAAGGTTTTTTTAGCTCCTATAGGTTCTGCAAAAAGAATATTAATATCTTGACTCGCAGTACCACTAACATCATTTCTTGCAGCATCAATTAACAAATACAGTTCCTCATCTGCATTCCCTATTTCACAAAATACTATGGATAATATAGTAATTATTTCATTAGCCCCAGATGTTAAGAGACTTACTGTCCCACTTGTATATGTTTCATATACTACTTTAAGAACCTCAGTTCCTCCTCCACTTGGTATTGCCATAATTTACTCCTTATCCTAATCCTAACATTGTTGTTAATGGTCTGTGCCAAGCTGAAGAACCAGCATTCTCAGTCCATTTCTGATTTACGTTCCATTGGTTTGTATCGTTCTCCCAAAGGATTGTCTTGTCTGTAAAAGGTGCTGTGGCATTCCCTTTCAAGGTAATTCCACCTCCGTCTGCATTGGCATCTGTAGGTGTACCAATCTTAGCCATCTCGATGTTCTTATCCTCAACAACTAGAGTCGCAGCATCTATCGTTACAGTAGTGCCACTTACCTGTAAGTCTCCTGCAACTGTGACCTTCCCTGTACTGTTTGCTATCGTGATGGCAGCAGTGCCATCTGCTGCTTTGATCGTTCCTGCTTTAAGGTCAGCCCCCATCACCACATTGCCAGAAAAAGTACCTCCAGACTTTGGTACAGTCAGGTCTACAATCTGATCGATTGCATGATTGACCATTGGCCCCCATTTTTCAGACGTTGCTTCTGCACCGACAATTGGTTTCAGAATGCCTTCTGAGGTAGTGTTAAATCCAGAGTTGCTAAACTCCTCTCCGTATGTCCCTCCACCAGAACTATAATAGTAAAGAGTGTCAGTCGTACTCCCAGAAGTTACTATCGTGGTCTTTGCTCCAGCTTGTCCTGCTGTTCCGGTTTTAGTAACTCCGGTTGTGTACTCTGCTGATCCAGAGTTATTCGATGTTATTGAGAACTGTAATACATGACCAGTATTCGATGAATCTGCTTGATCGAAAACGTATGTGTCTCCATCTCTGAAGCTTAATTTCGGGGCAACTGCATCATCAATCGTGAACTTAGCAGATGCAACTTTGACTGTATATGTTATCGTACTCATAAGTTCCTAGAATGTTGGGTGCTTTGCTAAAATAATATAGTTGACCACCAAGTATGGCTGCATGATATTATGCGGCCCATCTCCAACCGATTGTTCATCAGTTGTCGTAATACGGGCAGGATTAGTCTGGGTGGTTGTAATTCCGGTTGTTTTTGCATCAGTAGTCAACGAGTGATCATGGTCTGCAATGGTAATTCCAGTTGTGCTATTTTCAACTAAATCTCTTGATCTGGTAGAAGCAGCATCAAAGGCTGTTTCATAATGTGTAGTACCACCTTCATATTCTGCAACAGTCCAAAACTCATGACTATGACCCGGATCAGTTATTGTCAATGCCTTCGATCCGGTTTTTCCACCAGTTTGATCTCCAACATGGAAGTGAGTAGTTGCAGGATCAATTGGATGAATATGCCCGTCATCAGTTATTGGATGAGGATGTTTTGGAATTTCTGCATCTAGGAGAGTATGAGTCTCTGTTCCTGCAACAGCCGCTATTGCTCTGGTTGATCTGCCAGAGAGAGAGTCTGTATTGTATCCAACTGGAACCCTTGATCTTAGGTCTGGAAGGGAAAATGTGGATGAATCTGAAGAACTACCTATTCCATAAGTCGTGCCGATCAAAGCAAAAAGTGGTGCATAGTTACCTAATCTTGCTAGGGAACCTCCGGCACAAAGTAACCATTCTCCTCCATTTGTAGTTGCTGTTGGAGCAGTTGCAAGAGGATACATCTGAATCGTACCAAGTGGCAATGCTAAATGTAATAGTTCATCAATTTTATCGAGTCCAGTATTTATCGTACCTCCCCAAGAATTTCTATATCCTCCTACAGTTGGTTTTTCTACTGCGAAATTTGTTGTGTTTGCCATATTAGCTTATTGTTTGTGTTGTCCATGTTGCATCGGCTACTAATTGTCCATCCCATGCAATTTGTCCAAAAGTAAAAATAGTCGATTGTTCTGTTCCTATATCACCAAAACCAGCCCATGTAAAAACCGGATGCGAGTACATTGTTCCTGTTCCCTGCATATAACCAGTTGCTCCATGAATTAATCCTCCAAACATTAAAACAGTCGAAATTGACTTTGCTTCGGAGTGTACAGATTCCCATTGTGCAATTCCAAACGTATTTACTGTGGAGGTTGCATCAAGGTCAGTGTGTCCCTGCATGACACCTTTACCAAAGGTTCCTTGATTAAAATTTGCTGAACCAAAACCTAGCATCAGTCAAGTTGTATCTTGATGGTGGTTGCATTAAACTTAAAAATGTCACCATCATTTATCGTTTTTGTTGTAGTAGTCGAAAAATCTGACTTTTGCAGATTTTGGTATGCAACAAGATTACCTGACGCAAGAGCATCATAGATTCCTACCCATCCTACAATTCCCCAATCCGCAGTTGCAGTTGGAAACGTGATTGCGGAGGTATTAGCTGCCTGTGCGGTTCCTGTGCCTGTTACCGTAAAAGCACAAACCTGACGAGCATAACTTCCACCAGTTACCTCTGTTCCTACTGCTGAGTCGGATGGAGTTGCAGTCAATAATCCAACATACCAATTTGTAGGTTTTGTGAACGTAGTTGAACCGAAAACGTGGTTCATTATTTTATCTTCTAGGTAATTAGTTAGTCCTGCCATGATGTTTTATCCAAATGGGGTAAATTGAATCGAAGGAGTTGAACCAGAGAATTTGGCTTTTTCATCCGATGTTGTGATTTGCTGAATAACCTGCTGATATTTTCCAGCCCAGACACCAATTCTCTCATCAGCTTGGAGATATGGTGCTGAGTGCATTAAAGACCCATACAGATATGCGTCTGGATGGTCAGTTAATAACCAGTTCGTTGAGTTTGCAGAGAGTGATGGAACTTTCTGGTAATAGACAATCTCTATCGTATAATCACCATCTGGTGCAGGTGCAAACTCGATATTATTCTGCATAATCGAATAATAAATAGGTTTACCAGTTGCATCACTTGCTCGATGAATATCGAGATTCTGAAGATTCTTATAGGTCATTGGAGTCACTGGATCAGTGAGCAAATCAATGTTCCGCATCCCAAGAAAATCGTCTGGTAGTTTTACATATTGAGAGTCAATTGGTGCTTGTGTTCGTACCGACATCTCTCTGACTCTTAATGTCCGATTTAACTCTGCTTCTGCCATTGTGATGAAGTCTGGAATCACAGATGTTAAGTCACTCCTGTTCAAGAAGTCTGCAACGGACGCTTTCAGGTCAGTATAATTTGCTAGTGCCATTTAGACTTTTCCGTTCCATGTCCGAAACATTTTATTGTCACTATCGTTTGCCCATTTCTTCCAATCTGCATTTGTCCACTTTTCTCGCAAACTCTGATCAAGAACAAACTGTGGAATAACTGCTGTATGTCGCAAATCTTTTGACGGTTGTAACTCCGACATATCTTTTGCGAGTTTAATAAGAGGTTCAACATCCTCTTTGTGTTCGATTGTGTAGGTTTTGTCATGTTGGTCGTAGGAGAAGACTTCCTGCTTCCCCTGCGACCGACTTAACAACCGTTTTTTAGACGGAGATTGCATAAATTATGTTATTGTGCAATCAGCAACAATTCCTGAAGCCGCTTCGTTGGCGGCAATCAAAGTGTACTCAACAAGCAATGCACGTTTAATTGCATCACCAGTTTTTGCCACTTCCTCCTGCTTGAAGTCACGATAGTACGCAACCTTCCAGAACTCCGGATCAAGCACGAAACAGGATTGCTCTCTACTGAGTCTTGAAGGAATTATTTTTAATTCTCCAAAGTCAGAAGAATACAGATGAGCCGCACCTTGAATTGCGTCTTTTTCAATCATCTGTCTTGCACTGGTACGACCTGCAAAGCCAGAGATTTTCCCTTTATTAACTGGGCCAACCATGACTGTTGAAGGATCACCACCAGAAGTGTAACAGGACTGAATCACTGTCTTTAAAAGTGCTTCTGTTAAGGCACGTTTTGTTCCTGCGTCAACAGGAGCCGCACCGTTACCTGCACCGGAACCTGCTGGAGTACCACCACCACGACTTACATTGCTCGTAAGCCATGTTTCCATTCCACCAAGTGTGCGAGCAGTATTGGAAGCACCAACGGCCTTTGCCACTTTACCTGTCAGTGCTAACTCCATGTCTTTTTTAAGAGCTTTTGAAGACTTGGCAAGTTGATATGCCATTTCTGAGTCACGACCTGCATTGTTACCTGCTTGCTGAGAACCAGAAACGATTACTGTCTTACGAGAGATTTGGGTGTAGTTCCCCAAACGTGTAGTTGCAACGACTGCATCGAATGCAAAGTCATCCCCTTCCTTCTGGGCATTGGCGGCGGCAGCATCGAGCGAATCGACTTGCCATTCTGCTAAAGTGTTTGTTGCTTTAGCTTTTCCTATCATTGACATAAAAGGAGTGTCAGAAGGGGCAATATTATAAATCGTATTGCTCAAATCTTCCCTGCGTCCGGTTGCTCCGTATGTCTCATATGTGTTTGCTATTATAGCCATAAGTACCTGTTATTATTAAAAATTATGAACGAATCATGTTATAGAATACTCCAGCCGCATCATCGACACTGCCGGATTTTTTAAGTCTTGCCGATGCCTTCCGAGATTTTGTATTACTGGGATTTACAGACTGCGAACCTGCTTTCATGGAAGCACGATGACTTGGTTTTAAGGTTCCACGTTTCTGAGTTAATCTATCGTAGAGCATTGCCTTCCGCATGGTTGCGACTGCACGTGAGTCATAGGCTTGTTCTAATTCTTGGTCTGTAAAACCTATTCCTTTTCCGTACTCAACGATTAATTTTCTCTCAGAATCTGCGACCTTTTCATCACTCCACTCAGGAATCAATTCACCTAATCTGTCCCTTTGTGATGCAATGTATTTTTTCAAGTTTGCCTGTTGCTCTGCATCTTCCTGCATTCTCAACTGCTGAACCTGTTGTTCACGCATTTGATCCTGCAACTGAGCTTCACGCATTTCATCACGCTCCAACATAAATTGCATTGGATCGCTGTCTTTTAAATCACTCCAGTATTGGGAATCTTTTTGGGCTTGTTGAGGTAGTGCAGTCTTTGCAGATTCAAGTGCTTCAATCGCTTGTGACCGAAGCTGTTTTGCTTCTGCAATTTCGTTCTCAAACGACTTACGATCCTCTGCAAGTGCTTGAGATTTCTTAGTAAATGAAGATTGGCGAGAGTATCCAGAGATTAACTCGTCCAGCGTGACATCTAAGTCTTCACCATCAGAACGTACCTTAAAACTTTGTACGTTTGATTCTACTTCTTCCTCATCTTCATCTTCCTCTTCTTCTGCACTTTCGTCTGAGTCTAATTCTAATTCTTCAGACTCATCGGGACTTGCTTCAGGTTCTTCTTCTAATGATTCTTCACCATTTTCAGATGCCAGTTCGTTGCCCCATGCTGTAGTTGCGTCATCGAGTCCAGACCCTATAGTTAGGCTATTGCCCTCGATAATTTCTTGTTCTGCCATTGTGTCTTTCTAGCATCTCAGGACATTAGACTTGTTCCAAAAAGGAAGGTCTAGTCTCCTCAAATGCTGTTAAGTTAATTGTTTAGCGATTTTACCGCTATTTATCATGGATTCGATTTCCAGCTTCACTTCAGAGAGAACCTTGAGCGATATATAATACTGCTCACGCTTCTGCTCATCTCCTGCACCAGAAGAAATCCATTGATTTATGTACTTATCCTCCAGTAATTCACACGCTTCCACGAATACCGGAGACTGTAGAAGCGTTTCCGCTTCATTCGCTTGGGCAACCCTTTCCTCAATGGTTTTAGGAGTTGCACCTTTTCTTTTTCTTGACATTTAATTTGGCATCCCCTCTTCAAGAGGAGCCTGTTCAATGTTAGTAGGACTCATCTCTTGTGGTAGTTGCATTTGTTGCATCTGCATCTGCTGTTCCTGTATCCTTGCTTGTGCATCTGCACGAATCTTCTCACGATCCTTCTCCATGTTTCCCTTGATCTCAGTCATGTCAATGGAGGTCTTGTACTTGTTCTCCATTTCCTGAGTCTTGAGTCCAACGTCTGAGTCCAGTTTGTCACGTTGCAGGTCATCATCTCTGATCATCTTTTCTTGATCAAGACCGAACTTCTGCTTGTCAAGCTCAATGTCTGCACGAACCTTATCTGCTTGTGCAGTTGCAAAGATTTCATCCGGTGTTGGCTCCGGAGGTTCCGGAGGTGGAGGTTGAAAATCCTTTGGATTGCTCCAGAAAGACTGCACATCCTTGAATCCGGATAACTCTGTCATCTTGGATAATGTGTGATGATACTGCTCATTTGTAACAAAAGGATTCGTAGCACCCTGCTCTTGCAGTATCTTCTCCTGTTTTACTGATATTCCTGCAAGCATCTGCATCTTCTCCTGAGTTGTACCCATTCCAAGTGCAACATTAACTGAAACATCCATTCCAATGTCCCAGACTCTAGGATCAATCGGTATCCATGAGTTACGCAACCTTACCATCCGAGCTTTCTCTTGATGGTTGTGGAGGAGTTTCAGTATCTTCTTAAATAATGGTTTCATTCCATTCTCAGCAAAGACCCTGCACAGTAACTCTATCTGGGCTTGAGAACTTGCCATTGTTGCTGAAACTGCTGATTTTTCAGTGCTTTGGAGTGCATCCGGATCAAGACCCATTGAAGCCTTGCTCATTCCAGTCCTGTCCTCCTTCATCCGATCCATGTAATCGAGCATCGGAAATGCTTCCTTACCATTGAAGGACTTGTTCAACTCTTGGACTGCTCCTGCTGACCTCATTCTTATAAGTTTTCCAACCTTATTAGAAAGAGCATCGTCTATGTTGACCTGTCCTTCGATAATAGCGGTATCTGGATGGATTGCCTTTGCAAGAGAGTCTAACATATTGCGGAGGATGCTGGACTTCACTAACTGAACATCCATTGTCAGGTCTGCTACTGAGTTCCCCCTCCAAAAATGCGGTTCCGGATAACCGGAGAAGACCACAAATGGAATATCATTAACCGGACTATGATGTAAAAGCTGATGATGATTGCCAGCACAACAAAACCTGCGAAGAGAAGTAATTCCTGAACCAGAGAAATCAACCTTTGCATACGCTTCAATATATAAAACCTTGCGATTCGCTTCTCCACCTTCGTCACTAGAAGCATAAGACCCCAGAGGATGTCTTGAAAGAAACTCCATGTTTGTGTCAAATTCATCTGCATCTCCTGCTAAATCCAACATTTCATCAAAATTGTATCCCATCGAAACTAACTCTGAGACTGTGAGATACCTCCTATGTGCAACTATCGTTGCGTCCTCTACTGACTTTGCTCTCCTGTCTATTAAAAATTCCTCTGGCGGCAAAGCCTCAAAAATGACACTCCCCTCCACTGAAAGTCTCCGAATCACTACATCATGCAACATTGGAACTTCCATGTCCTGCGGTTGCACTTGCGGTTCTCCGGTCGGAGAGACACCCTCAGTTGGAGGAGGAGTGTCTGGCTGTACAAAGTCTGGGTCTGGATATGACTCAATTGAGCTACCTTCTATATCTGGATCAGAAAGCAAAGCCTGTAATGCTTGATCATCCAATCCAGTATATTCCTCATGCTCTACCTCTTCCCTTCTCTCCCAATCAACTTTTGCAATTCCGACCCTCTTTATAAGAGAATCCTTGATAATAGAATAGAAAGTCTGGAATGAGGTTGGATTGTCTGTACCTAAAACAACTTGATTGACGTAATCACTGGCTTGTTCCGCATTTGGCACATCTTCGGGATAACGTGGCTGGTACTCCACAACTCTCTGTGTTCCAAAGAATGTCCTCATAATCTGGGGCATCATTAAAGCGATTGTGTCCCTGACATCCCTAGACACCACCTGAGAGCGACCATCTTCCTCATTACCAAATGGCCTACCATTGAAGTAATCGCTTGCTGTGATGCGATCTGGTGCTTCAGAGAGATCAATGTAATCAACTGCTTCATCAATAAGACCTGCAACTATACCCTCCAGTTCTGTGACATCCATTGCAGTGTCACCAGCAAGTCTGATCTGCTCCTTCTCTAATTCTGCTGTCTGCTCTCTTACTTCTGAGTCAGTTAGTGCCAATCTCTTCCCTTTTTTGCCTTAATTGAACTATGGAACCTTTGTATCCATCTGCAGTCTTATATTCATACAAAGTGATTAGTTCCATACCCTTCCTCCAATTTATATACTTTGCTGGTAGCATCTATTTCTTAGATTCCTGTATTTATAGTAAAAATCTCTGAAAAACAAGACAGGATCAAGGTTTAAAATCAAACAATACCCCTCATTTCACGAATTAATGGCTTTGACCATGACTTAGATGCGTTCCTGCTTGCATAACTCGCAAATGTTAATATAAGTGCGTCTGCACTGTCTGGAGAACTCCCCAAACGCTTCC